ATGGTAAGTTATCTCCTGAAACAATTGAAAAGTTTACTTCAATGAGCAGNAAAGAGCTTGTTGAAGCATACATGCAAGTACAAAACAATCTACCACAAGGAGATCTCTTGGATAAATCAGCAGACATCAGCGATTCTACAGTAAATGAAGTTAAGAATTATGCTGGTGGTGAAAAAGCCTATACAGATATGGTAAACTGGGCTAGTAATAATCTAGACCAGAGTTCTATAGATGCATTTGATAATATAATTAATACCGGTAGTGTCGATGCTATTAAGTTTGCAGTCAATGGATTGAAATCTCAGTATCGTGATGCTAATGGGTATGAAGGTACGATGGTAACAGGTAAGGCACCTGTAGAAAGTAAAGATACCTATCGTAGTCAACAGGAACTCGTAGCTGCTATGAGTGACAGAAGATATGATAATGACCCTGCTTATAGGCAGGATGTCATTGCTAAACTAGAACGTTCTGACAACTTGGAATTTTAACTATGGGACAAAAATCAAAATTAGAAGAAGCTGCAGAAAAGGCTGGTGTCGAAGACATCAGAGATATGCAGGGAATTAGACTAGTTCGTCATCCTAGGACTGGTAAACTTGTACATCCAAATGTTGTGCAACAGTATAATGCGAGGCAGAAACTGAAATGAGTACATACAATAACGGAAGATCTATTTTAAATAGGTCAGCGACCAATGAAGTCAATGTAGCTGCCGAACCTTGGTCTGATAGACCTTTAACACCTAAAGAGGTAGAAGAAAAACAAAAGCAAGGTGGTTCAACAGAAGGAGGAGCACCTGGTAGACCATATAAACCTACTAAGATAACTAAAAAGAATAAGAAGACGAAACCTTTAACTGAGAAATCTGATAAACCATATGCCCAGGCATAATATAACGGCGGCTCGAATGTCGATTCAGTAGAAGCCACCTCACACCACGTCCGTTCACTCCCTTCGGGGAACGCATGAAATCACAGCATGGAACGGGGCTGTGGTACTGGAGTATTACAATGACTGTAAAACTTAAGTATCGTGGTGTTGAGTACACAAAAACTACCAAGTAAAACTTAACATGAAACAAATTGCACTTGCCCTGGCGGCATCTCTCGCTTCTGCACCTGCAATGGCTGGCGTTTATGTAAACGTTGAGTCTAACGCATCTTATACAGGCAATGATTATACTTCCCGTACTACTGATCTACATGTAGGCTATGAAGGGGATGTAGGAGATCTTGGATACTATGTTCAAGGTGGACCTGCACTTGTCAATGGCGACGCTGTAGATGGTTCAACTGATTTCTCAGGCAAGGGTGGGGTAACCATTGCTGCATCTGAGAAGCTAGATTTGTATGGTGAAGTATCATTCATTACTGATGAAGATACGGATAACGCATACGGCACTAAAATAGGTGCCAAATATAATTTCTAATGTCACACCAAAACTCAACGATGATGGCTTCAGTCACATCGTTCTCACCTGAACCAGAGAGGCTTAAAGAACCTGTGGATACTATGCCCAGTGACTATCAACCTCCTGGTACAGACGACAAAGAACCTCAATCCCTAGAGGAAGCCTTAACAGGCTAAAGGGGTAGCGGGTATAGTTTAGTGGTAAAACTCTAGCCTTCCAAGCTAGGTTCATCGGTTCGAATCCGATTACCCGCTCTTGGCTTTAGCCCATGATGTATATCTAAGGATATAATAGTGGATACCTTTAGCCGTCTAGACGGTGGGAGAGACCACAACAATTGATCAAACAATTACGCGTAAGACAGTTAACAATACATTTTATTTATCCCATATAAATGGCTCATCAGAATAGTGCCCTGCTGTCTTCACTGACCGCACCAGGTGCTGATAATGCGACCCGCGCAGGTGGAACCTTTACAACCACTGAGCGTAGAGCGCTATACCTCAAGCTATTTTCTGGAGAGATGTTCAAAGGATTCCAACGCAATACAATTGCAAGGGATCTAGTAACTAAGAGAACCCTAAAGAACGGCAAGTCATTGCAGTTCATCTACACAGGTAGGACTAACAGTGAGTATCATACTCCTGGTCAATCCATTCTTGGTAACTCGGACAATGCTCCTCCAGTAGCTGAGAAGACGATCACTGTAGACGATCTATTGATCTCCAGTGCATTCGTATATGAATTAGATGAAGTTCTTGCACACTATGACTTACGTGGTGAGATTTCAAACAAGATCGGTTATGCTCTAGCCGAAAACTATGACCGTAAGATCTTCCGTGCAATTTCAAAAGCTGCACGTAAAGCATCACCTGTAACGAAGACTAACTTCGTTGAGCCAGGTGGAACACAGATCCAAGTTGGAGCTGGTTCTAATGCTGACGATGCTCTTGATCCTGATAAGATTGTAACTGCATTCTATGATGCAGCTGCAGCTCTTGATGAGAAAGGAGTAAGTTCTGAAGGTCGTGTAGGTGTACTATCGCCACGCCAATACTATGCTCTTATTAAGGGACTAGATGGTGCTGGACTTGGCGCTTATCTTGTTAACCGTGACGAGCAAGGAGATGCCCTACAATCAGGTAAGGGTGTTTACGAGATCGCCGGAATCAAGATCTACAAGTCAATGAACATACCATTCTTCACTAAGTATGGTACTAAGTATGCACCAGCTTCCAACCCATCTGCTGCAACTGACCTCGACACAGTGAACCCAGGTAACACTGGATCATTCGTTGATGTTACAATGGCAGACGAGCACAACGTGACCGTTAATGACTATGGTCAAGCTACTAAATTCGCCAACTCTTGCGGACTTATCTTCCAGAAGGAAGCCGCTGGTGTTGTTGAAGCAATTGGACCTCAAGTACAAGTAACTTCAGGTGATGTATCCGTGATTTATCAGGGAGATGTCATACTTGGACGCTTGGCTATGGGAGCCGACTATCTTAATCCAGCTGCTGCTGTGGAATTGTTCGCTGGAACAACCACAAAGCCTGCTGCATTCGGGTAACGTACATAGGGGAGTCTTCGGGCTCCCTTTTTTTCTTTATATAACTTTATGGCTTCCACGACAACTGATACCGAGACCGAACTCTCCGCTGTAAATGCAGTCCTGGGAGCTATCGGACAATCACCCGTAACCTCTTTGGTCTTTGACAATCCTGAGATCTCTTTCATCTACAACTTACTGAGAGATGCTAATGTAGATGTACAGAATGAAGGATGGCACTTCAATACAGAGAGGCATATTAAATACACCCCTGATTCCACTACAAATAAAATACAGATAGGTAATGACATACTTAAAATGGATGTTACTGATGGCTGGACTAAACGAAACTATGATGTTGTAAAAAGAAATGGGTATTTATACGACAAGTATGATCACACTGATGACTGGAGTGAGCTATCAGCAGATGGTATTGATCTTGATGTTGTTAGACTATTTAGTTTTGAGGACTTACCATCAGTCTTCCAACGATACATTACTTATCGGACAAGTCGCATGGCAGCGACACAGTTAGTAGCTAACCCACAATTAGTACAACTACTAGCACAACAAGAACAGTTATCCAGAGCTGCATGTATGGAGTATGAATGTAATCAAGGTAACCATAGTATGTTTGGTCTACCAGAAGATAGTACCTATAATTCTTACCAACCATGGAGGACACTAGGTAGATAATGGCAGGAATAACACAAACTATACCTAACTATGTTGGTGGTATATCTGAGCAACCTGATCAGTTAAAAGTACCAGGTCAAGTTAAAGGAGTACAGAATGCTATACCAGATGTTGTACATGGATTATATAAAAGACCTGGATCTAAACGTTTAGGAACTGCACCTCTTACTAATGTACAGAGTGGTGGTTCCTGGTTCCATTACTACCGTGATGAAACAGAAGGGTCTTATATAGGACAAGTTGCAGCTGATGGTAGGGTAAGGATGTGGAGTTGTAATGATGGTACTGAGAAGAATGTCTGGTACCATACAGATAATGCAGCCTATAATGGAAGTAATTCTGATCAT